GGGAAAAATAAAGATTAGATGTGAAGCTATAGCCAAACATTCTGGTAAGAGATGTAAATGTAAAGGTCATTTCGTACCTACTTCAAGAAGAATGTTATGTCCCTATCATAAGGGAGGTAAGTCGTGGGACAATAAGACCAGGAAGTATAAAGGGTTATACAAGAATGATAATATCAATATACAAAACAAGATTAATATATTAAAAAACTTAAAGAACTTTAAACATAAAACAGATGACGAAATCAAAGAGTATATCCTCCAAGAAAAAGAACGAGCTAAATCTCAACGATACCGCACAAGATATTATACTCGATCATTTAACCGCTGGAACAACCGCCTACGAAATAGCAAAAGACAGACAGATCAGCTTGAAAACTTTATACGATTACTTGGACAGAAACCCAAAGTTTAAAGATAAATTTAATAAAGCTCAAGAGAGAGGGATCAAGACTTTAGTTGAGAAGATGTGCGTTGTTTTTAATTCTGATGTGAAAGAGCTTACCAATGAAGAGCTTCTATTTTTAAGAGAGAAACAAAATTGGTTAAAGTTTGTAGCTCCTCGCTTGTCATCTCTCTTTGTTGAACAAACTAAACAAGAGGTTAAGCAAGATACAACACTCAATATTAAATGGGAAAGTGAGCCTGATCTGATTGATGTATCAGAGGATATAGTAGATATACCCTCTGATAATAAAGATTAATCTGTGCTTATCCATTTACCTTGATTGACAGACCAAAACTCTCCAGTTTCTGAATCATACTCATTTAATTCAACACAATTTTTATATTCATCTTCACAAAAATAAAAACCTTTTTGATCTGGCATAGAAACTAATTTAAAATCTTGATTAGTTTCATCAATCCATTCTTGGATAATTTCTTGATCACAAAAATCCATATCTGGAAAATCATCTTTGTCCATGTCAATTTCTGGAAAGTATTTGTGTGTTATCCATTTTTTAAATGGGTAATGTTTATGCCATAAATCTTCATGACCAGTTATCGTAGCCAATATATTTAGCTGTTGATAAGTTTCTACCCATTCTGTTTTAGGCTTGTCTAATTGTAGTACCTTTGTTTTCATGTTCCCTCTCTTGTTTTTGTTTATAGTTTCTTATGATTGTCTTTGCCATAACTCCATTGGCACTCATAAGATTTAAGAAAGTTAATCTTGCTAACTCCCTTAAATTTTGTTGTTGTGTTAGTTGTTTATTCGTCTGCATATTCCCAACCAGTTCTAAACTCCCATTTACAATCAAATATTCCAAGTTCTTTTAGTTTATTAAAACTTTTAACATATCTTTTATATGCTCTCTGACTTGTTTTATTTGGAAATGATTTATCAAAAGCACTATTATGAAATATATTTTGATGTTTTAAAAAAGCATCAACTGATTTTTTATATTTATAATCTATATTTATTTTTGTTGGCTTGTCTGATAATCCACCTGTGTGCATATCACCGCTTGTTGATATTAATTTTAAGTCAATCATTTTTCCCTTCCTATTTAGTTAAAATATTATAGCTCCAAGAATAAACCCTACTAAAAATATGATCCATTCAGGTCTATATTGTAGCTCTAATTGTTGCCATTCGTGTTTAGTTTTTCCAAAAATAATCATTGTACCGCCTTTACTTCATTAATAATTTGATTAATTTCTTTTTTATTCATACCAATTGACTTCATTAAGTGAGAAGCAATATCATATTTTTTATGATCAAATAAAAGTTTTTCAATATCTCTTATAAATAAATCATTGACCGCTTCCACAACTACTTCTTCTGGTTTTTTCTTCTTCATATCGCACCCCCTTTCAATTCAATTATTAATTGTTCTATTTGTACTGAATGTTTTAAACCTAGATATATTATATAGAACATAGCCAGGAATAAAACATAATCTAAAAAGTTTAATATATTTTTAATCATGTTTCCCTCCAATAATAATTTTTACCTTCAAATGTGCTTTCTGAATAATCCATTTTCATTAAGTTAGACCACTTTTCCCAATCAATACAACTTTCTAATGGATTAAAAGTATCTGATCTCATTTCTAAATAACCACAATCGGAAGCAAAATCTCTACAATAATCCTCCCAATAATACTCACTTATAAAATGAATACCATGTTCCCAACCATAGTTTTCACATTCTTTTTTTAACTCTTTAATGGCTTCCTTTGTTTCATTATCTGTATCAGGATTATTTAATTGTTCCTCTAAATCCCTACTGTCTAATGTATCACTCATTGTTTCCTCTTTCTGTTGTTTATCCAATTCGTATAATAGTATATATATGAAATATATATGACAGATTGACGCATGATAGTTTAGAATAATTCTAATGTATTTATTTAGTTGACATATCTTTTTTGTATAATTATATTGAGCTTAAACAAATAAACAAAGAGGATAAAATGAAAATATTATTAATGTTGTTAGGTGTTGCAATGGCTCAAGTAAGTTTGATTGTGGCATTTCATACATCACATATAATTATTTCAATACTACTATTGTTTTTAAGTATTGTAATGATATTTCAAGGTTTACCAAAATACGATATATAAAAATAAACAAACCTACTAATTAATTAATTTTAGTTAGTAGGTTTTTTTTTGTGAGATCCTGGAAATATAATTGTTATTAAAGTTGCTATTCTTTTATCAAGCGACAGCTCAAGCTCTTCCCATAAAATATCGGTCAACATTACTGACTATATATAAAACGGTTTAGTGATAATAACGAGTTATAGGAATAACTATTAATAATCATCAATTCTTAATACCCTAATTTGTATAAGTACAAGCATATTTTACAAAGTTGACCCCTGGCTACCCCCCACAATGCGACCGCATGTTATTATATATATATACATGGGACTGTAGGACTCCCTTACAGCCAGTCAGCTAGATCGCTGGACTCCCTTATCCACACACACATTCACTTATTGCCAGACCACCACAAATAAACTAGATGTAGTATATGGACTACTTTGGAATAGACGATATAGAATCAGTTGCTTATGTTGATAAAGATAACAATGATGTTATTATAAAGTTTGTTGGTTTTCCTAATGAACTAGCATCAACTCTGTTTATTAACTATGTTATGCTATGTGTTGGATTTGACTTCGAACCTGTAGATAGTATGCCATCTAAAAAAATACACTAAATATGGACATCAAGATACCATACACCCCTAGAAAGCATCAAGCATACTTACACAAAAAAATATCAGATAACAGATGGAATGTATTAGTTTGTCATAGAAGGTTTGGCAAAACAGTATGTATGATCAATCACTTAATTAGGTCAGCATTGCTGTCCAAAAATAAAAACCCTAGGTATGCCTATATAGCACCCACCTTCAAACAAGCGAAAAGTATTGCTTGGGATTATATGAAACAATTTACAGCAAAGATACCTTATACAAAATTTAACGAAACAGAGCTTCGTGTAGATTTACCCAATGGTAGCAGAATAACTTTACTAGGTTCAGAGAACTCTGATGGCTTAAGAGGTATATACCTTGATGGTTGTGTGATTGATGAGTACGCAAATGTAAACAGTAAGTTGTTTCCAGAAATAATTAGACCTGCACTATCAGATAGAAAAGGTTATTGTGTGTTTATTGGTACACCAGCAGGAATGAATAATAACTTCTATGAACTATATCAACATGCACAAGGTGCAGATGATTGGTTTAACTACAAGGCAAAAGCTAGTGAAACAAAAATTGTAGATGCAGAAGAGCTAGTCAAGGCAAAAGAAGTAATGGGAGATAAGAAGTACCAGCAAGAGTTTGAATGTGATTGGATTGCAAACATAGAAGGTGCAGTATATTCAGATGTACTAACAAAGATGGAAGATCAAAAACAATTAACTAGAGTTCCCTACGATCCATCACTACCAGTATCTACCGCATGGGATCTAGGGGTATCTGATCATAGTGCTATTATATTTTACCAGCAGTTAGGCAAAAGTGTTAATATAATAGATTACCATGAAGAAAGAGGTCAAGGTTTACCCTACTATGTACAAGTGATTAAGGATAAAGATTATGTTTACAAAGATCATTTTGCACCACACGATATTGAAGTTACTGATTTTGGTAATGGCAAAACCAGGAGAGAGGTCGCCTACCAATTAGGAATTAGGTTTAAAGTCGTACCAAAAATTCCACTAGAGGATGGCATACACGCAACCACAATGACTCTGCCTAGATGTTGGATTGATACTGACCATTGCAAAAAGTTAATAGATGCGTTAAGACATTACCACAG